CATAGCCCAACTTTCTATCTTTGATTTCTTCTTAGATTTTGTGTATCTGAGAAATGTTCTGCTCTTGGGAATTACATTGGTGTAGAATTGATAAACTGATTTTGGTTCTAATTCCCAATATCTTTGTATTTCATTCACTACTTCAATCCACTCTGGTTTCATTGATAGGAATCTATGAACCATATAATTTGACCAAGTCTTTTTATCCGCATCAGAAATATCGTCCCAATAATTTGGGTTCTGTGAATTTGTAATTTCTTTTATGTGGTCAAATAGTGTTTTTGTTTTCATAGTGAATAACCTTTTAGATATAAATAAATAGTTAGTATGAAACTGAAAATGTAAATTATTTAGTATCCACCAGTAACTCTGGTTCTTGGTAGATTGATTTGGTATTTTGTGTAGTCATTTGAATCTAAATATAATTCTTTGACGCTATCATTCTGTTCGGTGTAATCATCAAAGTTCCCACTTATTTTATATTTTCTATCTACGACTAATTCATCAACACCCTTAATATCTATGAACTCTTTATCTTGCTCATCAATATCAATCTTAAACTCTAAGTCCAATTCAAATTCATTGTTTTCATTTGTTGTAAAGTCAAATCTAAAATAAAACTTTGTATCATTTAAATTAAAAACTTTAAAATTATCCTCAACATCAAATGTTAAATTTATATTCTTGTGAATATTATGTAGAACCCAACAAAATCCTCTAATCTGGTCAATGATAGAATTTTCTAAAATGTCTTGGAAACTTTCTTTTTTTAAATGACTTAGTAATGCGCTATCATAACTTACTGGTGTTAAAAACGAAGTATCAAAAATCTTTTCATCAGTAATATCCTCTCGTTTTTCATCATACTTGTAACTATACAATACTTTATCCAATGCCCAAGATTGTGGTTTAGGCATTGTTCCGTCTTGATACTCTCTCGTTTTCCAATCTTTCTTTACTCTTGTATCCTTTTTTAGTTCAATGTGGTCATCAACATCCATTACTAAACCTCGTCTGTTGATTTTAAATATTTTTAACCATAAGTCTGTTAAGTGTGCTTTTGTATGTCTACTGAAAATATTGTTAATATAGTCTTCACTAATCCAATTTTTCATTAGACTTTCTTCTTTAGATATACCAAAGACCTCTTTCATTTCTGCCAATGGTGTTTCAACCAATACATCAGTCCCTTTCATAATATTGATTCTACCTCCGTGGTCAACTCCAAGTTTATAGTTGTGTTTGACATCATATAAAAACTTTAAACTATTGGCAAAGTCTACATTTGTTTCTCGTGGATAACCTGGTAACCAACCTGTATCAAATGTTATTTGGTCGTCCTTGGTTACAGCGTCTAAATAATCTCTAACTAATTGTGGTGTTTGTCTTTTTTCCATAAGTGCTAATGTTTTTGCTACACCATTTTCAACACCAATATTCATATAGACCAAACCTGATTTTCTTGCTCTGTCAAAGAATTCTGTATCCATTTTTTTATGTGTTCTAAAGTATCCACCATATCTAATATCTTCTGGCAATTCACCCTTTTCTTTCATTTCAAGTATATAGTCAATTAATAATCCATAATTTTTTATTGAACCATTAATTAATGAATCAGTAAACCAAAAGTTTTTAACTCCATAATTGTTATATAAAAATGATATATCACCTGCTATTTTTTCTGGACTTCTATATCTATACATTCTTGTTTCACTACAAAATGTGCATTTAAAAGTGCAACCTCTTGAACCCTGAATTGGTACCGTCAAATCTGGACCAAAGTCATTTGAGTATCTATCAATGTATCTAATTCTTGTGTATCCGTCTAACACTTCTTTAGACCAAGTAGGTGAATCTAAATCATTTAACTTCATAATTTGTAGATTACCCGTATAGATTGGTTTTCTACCACTACGACCCAATGGCATTACCGTTGGTAGTGATGGTCTTAGTTTATCCCAAGTCCAAATACCTTTTACATTTTCGTAGTGTCCGTCTCCATTTACAATACTTTCTGCTAATTCAACAATAGTTTTCTCACCCTCGTTAGTCCCACAACCAACATCTACAAACTCTCTACTCATAGCTACAAGTCTTGATACTTCTAATTCACTCCTATGTCCACCACCATAATTTTGATTAATACCTGCCTCTACCAATCCACCATTTTCACCATACCAACAAAAAGGCCCACCATACCAAATCTGTATGTTTGGATTTATTTGTCTTAAATAACGAGCGAGAAAGTCTGTTGTCATTATGTTTGATGAATATGTTGTGAATGCCACAACATCATATGTTGAAAGTTCTTCAACTATTTTGAACCAAAACTCTTGAAACAATGGTATGATTTGTCCTACGAAAATCTTTTTTGTAGACCAAGGGTCATCTTCAATCCACTTTCTAAATAAGTCTGGATTAGTGTCTGCTAAATATAATGAACTCATCATATTTATGTCGAATTGTTTTGTTGATGTGAATCCTGCGTTGTTTAGAGCAGTATTAAGACTACCTAATGCAAATGATGGTGTTGATGTTGACCATTGTGGACATATTGCTATCGCTATTTTTAAATCTTTCTTTTTCATTAGACAAACGTATCTCCTACTGCCCAAGCGATACAAGAGTATCTGTGGCCACTTGTTATTGGTTTTACCTCGTGTCCTGCAAATGCGGGATGTATAACTAATTTTCCTACTTCTGGTTCTATTATTGTTCCGTCAAACATTCTGAACTCACCGCCTTCATATTCAGAACCATCATTTAAAAACACAATACAAGTTAATTTTGGTGTGCTATAATCTTTGTAATTGTGAAAATCAGAATGTGGATTGTAAGAATCATTTTTATCATATCTATGAGCTTGTATTCTATTGTGATATATACCTTTTATTTTATACTTGAATGTTGTTGCATTGGCAATCTGTATAGCACTCCAAAACTTATCAAGATATTTTTGTTCATCATTTTTACTAATGTTTAATATACACTCATTATCTCCCCAATCAAAGTTCTCACTATGTTCAGCTTTTGTTAACTTATCAATGTCTTTGTTTGAGTCAACCTTATCCCACTCCATCATTTTCCACTTTGGAACATTATGTCCTCTTTTTCTTTCCGCATGTTTATCAATATATTTAATTAACTCATCACATTCCTCTTGTGAAAAGAAATTTTCTCTCGTAATAATCCACCTAAAATCTTGATTCAATTTTAGTTCTTTCATATCTATTTTTTTATACATCAATATATTCCTTCAAGTATTCTGCAAACTTTCTATGACTCTTTTCGTTTGGGTGTCCGTTTTCACAAAAAATATCAGATAACTTATTTGCATTTTTAGAAACCACTTCATAAAATGGTTTATCTGTAAAGTTATCTAAGTTTATATCTTTGTGTGTTCTACCAAATGAAAAAAACAAAATGTGTTTACAAAAATATTCATCTAAAAATCTTTTAAAAAGTTCAACTTCATAGAAATCCCAATTTGAATTGGAACGACTTTCTGCTGTAAATCCTATAATAAATATCGTTTCATCAATCAATTCTTTGTTTTCAAGAATCCACTCTTTCGTATTTTTTATTATGGTTTCATTATTACAACCAGCTATTGCTTGGTTTATTTCTTCAAGATTTAAATCATTACATAATAATTGACTAAATCTTTGTTCCTCTCTATCTTGTAATTCATCTCCGTCAACCCAACTACACCCATTTGCATATAAATATTTATACAAAGGTGTCACCCAACATAAATTCTTGGATACAATATCTAACACCACTTTCTACTGGTGTGACTCTATGAAATAATAATGGACAAAATACTAATAATGTTCCTTTCTCTTTTGGCATTTCATAAAATTCTAATGTCTTTGGGTCTTGGATTGCTAATTGTGTTGAACCACCCTCGTAATCCTTTGGGTCTGACAACTGAATAATCATAGCAAGTTTTCTTGTAGAACTTTTACCATTGTTGAAATCTGAATGCCAAGTAAAGAAATCACCTGGTAAATACTCAATCATTTTCATATTGTTTTCAACTTCTTGTATGTTAAAATTCCAAGATAATTGATTACAAACTTTACCTGCCACGAATAACTTTTGTTGTAATGAACTATAATCCCCTACAACATAATCTCTCATATCTTTATGTAGATACCACTCCGTTACATTTCTAAAATCTGTATTGTGGTCATCTCCAATGTGGTCGTCTAAACAACCTTGTTCACCTTTCTCGGTGTTTTTAATTCTTTCAACCAACTCATCACACTCATCACTTGTTAAAAAGTTTGGTCTTGACATATACCACTGCCAATTGTTATTCTGTTTCATTTCCAAGTATCTCCGTTCATCCAAGTTATCAATGAATATCTTCTACCTTTTGTTATTGGTGTAACTCTATGTGATAAGAATGATGGAAAAATTATTATACTACCTCTCGTTCTTGGTGCCGTATAGTTTTTCTTACCAGAATCATCTGTGATACCAAATTCTAAATCTCCACCCTCATACATTGTTTCATCTGATAATTGAATCACTGCTGTTAATTTTCTTGTTGAAGTTTCTTTTGCTCCTGTATCGGTATGCCATTTGTATTTACCACCATTTTCATATCGTAGTATTTTTACCTTTTCCATTTCTTGTATATCGTAATTGTAAATGGAATGATTAGATAATTCAAAAACCATTTTTAGTTTGTTGTTTAATTTTTCGTTATCGATTATAACTTCTTTATTATCACGAACTTCTTTATTCAATACATTACTATCATAATTACCAGCAAGTTCTGATTCGGTCGGTTGACCTGTTTCTAAGTATCTCATCAATTTTTGACATTGACTTAGAGATAAAAAATTTTCTTTATGAATTACGAATTGAAACTTATCATTTTGTTTCATATAACCTCTTTATTTTGGTGGTAAATTATGAACAACTACATCACTTTGAAAGTAGGTGTCTATATCCTCCACATCTAATGAATAAAAGTCCATTGACTCACTAACTTGTGTTAGAGATACTATTTCCACTTCTTCTTCCGAAGAATTGAGTAGTTTGTTACCTATTGAGAACGAGTTTTGACCTGGTGTTTTCCAAGACCAAGTATTTCCTGATTTTACAAAATACTTCATTCCCTTTGCTAACGATTGGTCTATGAACGGAACTTTTATAGAATCATTAATTAGTGCATAACCATACATTTCAGAATTAAAAGTTCTAACAACAACTGAACTTGTTATTTCTGAACCTGTTAAATCAGTTGTAGAATAATCGTCCCAATCTTCACTACTAAACTCATCTGGTAATCCAATTGGTTTATAGGACTTAACAATATCTCCAACCTCTACATCTTGAACTTGTTTTGTTGACCCGTCAAACATACTGATTAAACTTCCACTTGCGGTTGAGAACATCATAGTATTTTTTACTGTCCACCTATCTCCAATCAATTTAAATGAAGGTGCAAATTGTGATTCCCATTGTTCTATATCATTCAAAAGAATATGCTTGTCTGGTGTAGAAACGTAATTTAACTTTTTTTGACTAAAATATCCAATTGAATTTCTTACACTACCACTTGAGACAATATATTTTTCAATCAGTAATGAACCACTATCAACTGCATTTTGATAAACATTAGTTGATGGATTATATTTATGAAATTCTAAACTTTTTAGACTTTGAAAACCTGTGGCGTGTCCGCCTGGATTTCTAACTA